GTAAATGGACTAATCCAAGCTGTTTCTGAAGAAAGACCAGAAAATCCAGATGTCAACACTGTTTGGATCAATCCTAAAACTAATAAACAAGAACTTTACGATGGTGAAAAGTGGATTGAACAAACTGTATCTTCTGCAGATTCGTTAAATGGATATAGTGCTGAGATAGCATCCTCTCCTAACACGATAGCTGTTCGAGATGAAACAGGAACAATTGATGCTTCAATTACGGGAAGTGCAACTCAATTGGGCGGCTATAATGCTTCTGAATATGTCCTAAAGTCTGATCTCCCCTCTCCCCCTCAATACGTATCCGGAGAATATATTGGTGATGGAAAACCAAGTAGATCAATCAGCCTTAACTTCATTCCTACTATGGTAAAGATTTATTCCACTTCCCCCACTGATTCAACGCTAATGATACAAAGTAGTTTAGGAGGCTACTCAATACAGAATGGAGAAGCAGGGACATATCTTGAAGGAGGAGATAAAACATACGGCTCTTTGGATTTGAATTATTTTATTACGGGCTCAGACAGCAAGACTCGCGGAAACAAACTAAATGTTAAATATATTTGGGAAGCATTTAAACAAAATTAATGTGGAGGTGATCCTTTGGAAGATACTCCAAAACTTTATAACGACCCTATTCTATCCAAGAAGAGAAAAGGATCGATTGATGATCCTTACCAGCTTTACAATGAAACACAGGTGATTTATAACGGTAAGGCTCAATTAACAGAAGTCCCAAACAGAGAAATGAGAATTGAAGTCTCTGGTGACGGCAAGCTATGGAAAGAAATTGAAGATGGTGAATTACAAGACGACTACTTTAAGGTTGATTATCTTAATGGAGTTGTCTTTTTTAATGCGTCAAATGAAGGAAAATCTCTTCAATTCAAATACAGCGGTGAAGGTGCTTATTATTTCCCTGGTTCTCGTATTTGGACAAAACGTGACGGAAATGAAGTAACTGAGACATTAGATTCACTAACCGAAAGAGCTCGTAAAGCTACTGAGGAATCGGAAAAAGCTACAGAAAAATCCAAAGAGATTACTAAGTGGACAAGATCTGCAACATCAGATTATGAAAACGTGGTTGAAAACACAAGAAAAATATACCTCCCAATGGTTTACACATACAAAGATCTTTTAGATACCTATCCAAATCCTCAAATTGGCTGGACAGTCACTATCAGAGAAACAGGAATCGAGTATCGCTGGGACGGTTTTGATTGGGTCAACATTAGCATCTCTGATAAATTTGACGGCTACAACATTGTATCAAGCTATGTTGAGCCTTATAACATTAGGACTGTTTGGCTAAGAACAAATACACCACCAAGTAAAAAAAGGGTTAAACCATCAATAGATGCTCCTGAAACTGATTTGATCTGGATTAGGAAAGAGTAAAAAAGGAGGAATGTTATGTCAATCCCTGTAAACACAATGGGCTACTATGATGAAGATTCACAGAAATGGATTCCAATAGACGCCGTAGGATTAAAATCTGAAAACAATAGATATACTGCTGATGATATTAAATCTTTAGATGATATAAAGATTGACAATGATAATCACGTTTACTCATCAGCTAAAGAAAGAATTGACTCTGACTTTCTCAAAATCAATGAGAAAGTGGATCAATTGGATAAAGGCGTTGATAATAAAATAACTAATCTGGAGAAAATAATTAATGAAAGCTCCAGCTCCCTAAATAAAAAAATTTATTTTAAAAATGTTCTTAGTTATGGAGCAGATCCTACTGGGGAAAAACCTTCGGCCGGGGCTATTCAAAAAGCGCTGGATGAAATTCATAAAGAAGGCGGAGGACAACTCTTTATTCCCGGTGGCAAATATTTAATTGAAAAAAGAATGTTCGTCTATGAAAATACTCGGGTGACTATGGCTCACAATTGTATTCTGCTCAGAGGGTGGGCAGGAGGATTTTTTGCTAATGGAACGCCAACTGATAAATTCAAAGGTTATTCAGGAAGAGGAAACATAATCATTGAAGGCGGTATTTTAGATGGGAATTATGCAAACATTGATAAGTACCCTACGAGCGCTATGGATTCCATAATCCTTGGACACGCCAAAAATATTTCAATAGACAATGTAACATTTAAAGATACAATAAGCGCCCATGCGATTGATGCTAATGGATGTGATAATCTTCGAATTACAAATAGCAAATTTACTGGTTTTATTGATCTTACTGGACAGAGAAATTATTCAGAGGCTATTCAGCTTGGAGAATTCATTGAAATAGGACTTAATCAATTTGGAGAATTCGATGGCACACCTAACACAAATGTTTATATTGCGCATAATTATTTTGGAAAATCCGATTTGTTAGGCGGTTGGGGCTGTGCTATAGGGAACCATTATGCTGTTTATGATATTTTTCAAAGTAATATCACCATTTTTAATAATGTTATTGAGGACTGTGGGTTTGCTGGAGTTCGAACTTTTAAATGGAACAACGTTAAAATTACAAATAATGTGTTCATGCGCAATAAAGAGTGTGTGCGTATTTCACAAGCTGCTGGTGGAATTGAAAGCTCTAAAGATGCAGATGGTGTACAGATGAATCGACCGCAAAATGGACAAAACGTGTTAATTGAAGGAAATGACTTCTACGATTATACATCCAGTGGAGTTGTTGCGTTTGGTCAAATTTATAATAAAGAAATAGCTTGGAACGATGAAATCCGCATATCGGGCAACTATTTCAAATTAAAAGGAAAAGAGGTTGGTAAATACAATGATGAACAGGCAATAAAGCTAGTCTTTGCCAGAAACGTTTTCGTTAGCAATAATAAAATTTACGGTGGACGAAGAGGAATGTGGGTTGAAGGTTGCTTCAACACTTTTTTTTCTGGCAATGGAGTATCAAATGTAGATACAGAAGCAGTATACCTTGCTAAGAGTAGAGACACCTCCTCCACTGTTACAAAGTCCTATCATGTATCAATTGATAGGAATGAGATCAACACCACTGGCCGAAACGGTGTATTTGTTCAAAAATGTGACCATTTTGATGTTAGAGATAATAATGTATTAAATAATAATAAAGAACAAAGTAGCGAAAGAGGCCGTGGAGGAATTTATGTTGAGAATGGCTACGATGGAAGAATAGAAGGAAATCGAATTAGAGGTGTTGAAAAAGAATTCGCTATTTTAGTAGAAGCTGAAGCTACCGAGGTAAATGTGGCCAACACCAAAGGAACTGGCCGTATCATTGTTCTGGGTGAGTCCAATTTCAATGGCTACTACGGAACGAACAAAGATGATTACATTCGTAAAATAACTACTAAGAGTGAATCCTAACTTTAGGAGGTGGTTAAATTCTGAATAAAATTTAGATTTCATTCAAATTAAACATTAGCAAAACAGAGAAAACAAGAGCATATGTGAGAACGAGAGAGATTGGTAAACAGCCAGTCTCTTTTTTAATGCTCAAAAACAAACAGGAGTGATTTAATTTGGTTAAAGTCGTAAAAAATTTTGTGAAAGTCAATCAATACACTCGTCCAGGTCTAAAGCTTTCTGGCGTTAAAGGAATTGTAATGCACTGGACTGCAACTCCAGGAGCTACTGCGTTAAATGAGCGAAATTATTTCAATGGTACATGTATTGCTGATAAACGTTATGCTTCTGCTCATTACTTTGTAGATAGAAATGAAGCGCAATATATTATTCCTGAAAATGAAATGGCTTATCATGCACACGATCAAAACCGCTGCTTTGTGAGCTTCCTAACACCAAATGCGAACCAAACATCGATTTCCGTTGAAATGTGTGTGGAGAAAAACGGCACCATTCATGATGAAACTGTGCAGAATGCTGCTGAATTGGTTGCTGATCTTTGTAAAAGATTCAAATTGTCTACAGATAAAATCGTCCGTCATTATGATGTAACAAACAAAAGCTGTCCTGCCCCTTGGGTAAGTGACTCAAGCAAGCTGGCAGCATTTCGCAAAAAAGTTGATGGACTGCTCGGAAACAAAACTGTTTCAAATTCTACAGCTTCCTCTACTGCTGCAAGTGGCTCCCTGAAATCAAAAGTTAATGGTCTTCGCTTTTATTCTAAACCTTCTTGGGAAGACAGAGATGTTGTTGGTACAGTGAATAAAGGCTATGGTTTCCCTACTGTTGTTGAAAAAGTTAAGGTTGGAAGTGCTTATCAGTACAAAGTTAAAAACTCTAAAGGAGCAACATATTACATTACTGCATCTGATAAATATGTTGAAGTTTCAGGAAGTGTGAAGACTGCCTCCTCCCCTTCTAAATCAACAGCATCAAAATCAAGCTCCGGTTCTTCTTCAATTAAGTCTGTGGGAAAAATTAAAATTGTTGGAGTATCAAATGCTGCAATTGTTATGGACAAACCTGATCGCAACAATTCAAAGAATATCGGGACAGTTAAACTCGGCAGCAAAATTGACATTTCCGGGTCAGTGAAAGGGAAAAATAACCCTAAAGGCTATTGGGAAGTTATTTACAATGGCAGACGCGGTTATGTTTCAGGTCAGTTTGGCACAAGAGTCTAATTGATATTTAAGTATCATTAAGGATATCTGTTGATTTTAATTGATCAATGGATATCCTCTATTTCTACTGGAGGTGAACAACGTGGGATGACGTACGCCTCCTTTTATTATTGATAAAGGACGGTTGAATTTGTGGCTGAAGTAGATGTAAATACACGATTAAGTGTCTTAGAAGAAAAAACGAAAAATCATCAAGAAAAAATTACAAATTTAGAAGCAAGAACTGAAGACATGAGTCGACTAACAACTCTTATGGAACAACAAATCGAAATAAACAAAGATGCCCAAAAACAATCACGCGAACAGTTTGTCACATTAACTGAGATGAATAACAGCTTAAAAAATCTAAGCAAGTCATATGAAAAACTCGATAATCGAGTGGGCATTCTGGAACAATCAGATTCCAATAGAAAAATTGATCCAGGTCAATTTGGTAAAGACCTCATGTACAAGGTTATACCTACCGTAATCGCAACGCTAGTCGGTGCATGGCTGCTTATACATTTTGGACTTAAATAAGAAAAGGAGATTGATATTATGACTAAAATCAACTGGAAGGTTCGTTTTAATAATAAGCTTTTTCTTACTGCATTAGCTTCACAAACTGCAGTTATGATACAGGGAATTATTGCGGGGTTAGTTGGCTTGGGTATAATGGACATCGATTTATCTCAATTGGACAACTCGCTTAAAATCTCTCTTGGCATTGTAGATACAGTCTTAATTTACCTGTCTTTCTTAGGAATCATTAAAGATCCAACAACTAAAGGCATCTCTGATAGCAACCAAGCAATGGATTATGAAGAACCAAGACAATAATGTGAAGGAATGATTTAATGAAAACGACTGTTACATACTCCCCCTATCCATCAAGCTTTTCAGAAGTGCTTATAAACACCGGAGAAGAAAAATCAATTAAGCTTAGTCTCGTTTCGTCTTTTCCCCCTGATATCCCTCCTCAGAATGATTCAGAAGATACTGAAGAAACCACTACAGAGATTTCATCAGCCATATTGACTGATCCTAGTTTAAGGATGGAAATCAATGATGGAATTTCGACTGAGGAACTGATGACATTAAACAAAGAGGATGCTAAGGTCTTACTTCAGGTACTCAGAGACTTTGTTAAGCAAATGTAA